AAACTAGCTTCTTGAGAAACAAAAGAAGCAATTTCATCCATTGAATGACCAGCAGCTTTAGCACCTGCTACATCAAACTGTACATTTACTTCAGCTTTAGGCTCAACAGCCTTAGCTGTGTCTACAGCAGGAGCAAAACCACTTTCTTTTGGAGTTACTTTAGAAGGTGCTATTCCTGCAGTAGCTCTAGCTGTATCAAAGCTTACTGGCATATTAATCCTTTTTAATAAGGAAAGAACTCATAGGAGCTGTTGGCTTACCTTCTGGTGTAGTAGTGCTTCCGCCACTTTCAGGGTATTTCTCAGCTACATAATTACCAAAAGTTTGTTTACTTCCTTCTTTAACTTGGTTTTGCCAAGTAAAGACATCTTGAGGAGTATATGGATATGCTTTGTTAATAGCTTGATAAGATTTAACAAGAGACTCACGTTGAGATTTATTTAATGTAGGATTTGAAGCTTGACCTTCAATACCTGCTCTAGCCGACTGAGCAAACTCAGCAAGCTTTTGATAAGCTAGTACAGGACTCTGAGCAAAAGCTTGTGTCATTAATGACTTTTCAAGATTCTTTCTATCTGTTTCAGAAGCACTTGTACCTAAGATAAGAGTAGCTTGTTGACGAATTAAAGGTAATGCTAAGGCTTCAAATTGCTGTGTTGCTACGTTAGACATAGGACCTGTAGCAGCAGACGCAGCAGCACCAAAGAAAGTATCTGTTTTAAGATTACTAAATGCACCACGAGAAGGAACTTTCTCACCTTTATTAGTAAGAATAGCCATGTTGTCTAAACCAATTTTCATTTCATTGGCTGCAACAGTTACGTTAGTATTTGTTTTAATGTTATTAACACCAGGCTCTTTATAAGGACCTGCAACGTTAGCAAAGAGCTGAGTTTCTCTTTCATCTTTAGGTGCGTATGTTGCACCTGTAGAGCCTACAAAAGATGTTGGAGTATCTGTAGAAGGTTTAGAAATACCAGCACGTCCAGGTTTATCTAAACTTAATCCTTCAGTAGGTTTTGCGGCATAAGCAGGACCTGCTTCAAAAGCAACCATTGCATTATATACTTTATCACGAGTCTGAGTAGTATTTTCAATAGGTTCATCTATTTTGATATTTGCCGCATCTGCAATAGCTTTAGCATAATTAGCAGTAGATTCTTTAGTATTACCTTTAGCACCTGCAGGGGACCATGTTTCAGCAAGACGCTCAGGAGTAACAGGTTTGTTACCAAATTTAGCTTTATAAGCATCACTAGTACCTGCAATTTTACCTTGTAAGTCTTTTTTACCTGCTTCAGCACCTTCTTCAGGAGTAGCAAAAGTACGAATCTCACCTGTTTTAGGGTCTGTTAAATTTAAAGGATTATTTTGACGAACACTTACAGGAGCAGACGGGGCAGCTTCACCAGAAGGCAACAAACCAGCAGCTCTAGCAATTTCAATAGGAATAGGTTTTTGTGCAGTAGTATATATAATTGCTTGTTTTAAAGCAATTTCTTTGGCTGCTCTTACATTATCTTCAGCTCTATTTTGTATTTGAGAAAGTGTATTAGCAGCAGTGGCAGCAATTTGTTGTGCTTTTAAATGCTGGTCAGCAGTCTCAGTCATTTTAATAAGTTCTGCTTTTTGAGTTTTAAAATCTAAATTAGGATTTCTCATAATAGATTCTACAGACATACGAGCAGCAGGGTCTTTAACAGTTTGATTAATTACGTTTTGTAAATCTTCAGGAGAAGAAGCACTTTGTAATAATTGACCAGCGTATTCTAATTCACCTTGTTTAACTTTTAAAGTATCAAGTTGTTGTTTATTTACATCTGTAGATAAATCTCCAGCTTGCTTTTGTAGTTTATAAGCAGCAGAAGATAAACCTTTACTATTAAGCATTCCAGCAGCTTGGTTTAAAGTAGCTACTTGTTTAATAGGGTCTTTTATATCCTCAGGTGTTTGTCCTGCGTAAGCTTGGCTTAATATATTTTTAGAAGCGATGTCTTCAGTGACACCTTTCATTGCTCCGTAGCCAGAAGCAAATGCCTCAACTGCTGTTTGTTCTGCCATGATTAACCGCCCATTCCAGTAGTACCACCAAATGCACTTCCCCAGTCTGCAGCAGCAGGAGCAGCATTACCACTGCTTGATAAGTTACCTGAAGCATCGTAAACATTTCCAGTATAACCACCTGACATACCAGAACTCATTCCAGAATAACCAAAAGGTTGTGTTTGAGTTGTACCACCAAACAAATTACCCATAGCACCAAGAGCAGAAGTAGCTTGATTAATAGCACCAAATTGACGACTCTGTGCTAATGTAGCAGCTTGTGATTGAGCCATTCCTGCAGCAGCAGGAGACTGAGAAGCACCTGATAATTGCATTAAATTAGCAAGCTGTGAGTTGTAAAAAGAACCAAAAGTATTTTGCCCTACGTTTTGTAAAGCATTTTGCTCAGCACCTGATTGAAGCATACCAGTGGCAGCAGCACCACGCTGAGTAGTTCTCATGCCTTGTTGTAACTGTTGTTGATAACCAGGCTGTGACATAGCCATTGATGGGTTATTCATCAAAGTATTTAATTGTGTAGCAGCTTGACCACGGTATTGACCATAGGGGTCATACTGGCCTGAGCCACCTCCGCTACTCCCACCGCCACTGCTACCACCTAAACCTAATGGATTCCCTGTGAGGGCGTTTACACCTACTGTTAAGCCTACTACTGAGGCTGCAACTGAAGCTGACATAATGTTGTTTCCTTATAAAGGCTCAGAGCCTGTCTATAATCAATGGTAATTTCTTCACCTAATAAGCCTCCACGCATTCCTGATATTGGTTTAGAGGCTACCAAGTCAATATCTTCATTATCTCGTAAAACAAAAACTGCATTTGCATTCTTGGAATGGTTTGTATATCTACCAGCAGGAGTTCTTTTTTCATTTATTCGAGCAGGGGCAATAACTTCACCTTCTTGAATATTTCCTGTAGCAAACAAACCTTTACCCTCAATTTTGGAATCAGACACCATTGCTTTGTAGCTTCCTTGTGGAAAAGGTATCTGGTCTCCTTCGTATTCTGATATTTGTCGAACAAGATTTAAATCTAACTTATACTCTGCCATTGCTTTTTCAAAGTCTTCAACATCTATTGAATGGTCATAAGTTAATATTTTATTTTGTTCTTTAAGATGTTCTTCAAGAAATTCATTCTCTTCAAACAACATCTTTTCTAATTTAGCAACATCTGTTTCTTCTGTAGCATATATGTTTTGAAAAGTCATTTCTTCTAATACATAAGCTACTTTACGACCTGCGGATGCTATAAATGACTTAGGAGCACTTATTTCAACCTTGTTTCCGTCAGGATTAACAAATAACATTTTACCTGTTAACATTACACATAAATGAGGTTGCTTATGGAAATGACCTACAACTAAAGTACCAGTACCATAAGTTACTTCTCTAATGTAAAGACCAGGACCAAAGTGATGAACTACAGGACAATCAGCTTGTTCTTGCTTTAGCAGTTCTTTGGTTAAGTTATCTATTTTATTTTCTAATAACTTTGTTGGTAACTGCTCGTTCATTCTATTTCCGATACTGAGTAGGGGCAGGACCACCGCCTTCTAAATCTCCAACTTCAAAGTCTATTTCAGCAGCATCAAGTCTTAACGGTTGATTGTCTGTACATAAGAATTCCCAAGCTCTACGACGTGCCTGACCTGTTTGATAAATCTGAGCACGAGGCGCATTAAGGCTTACAGTACGATAAGGAGACCATGATTTGTAGTCATCATCGCTATGACGAATGTTCATCGTAGCAGGAGCTTTATCACCAATAATCTCAACACGATTATAAAACTTACGCTTGGTAGTTCCATTATCAACAATGTCTGTTACAGCTCGATAATAAATTGGAGCACCAGCGTCATTATAATACAAATCTGATAAAGTGTAAAGAGTTCCGTTATCATCATCTAAAAGATAATAAGTTAAGCCATCACCTGTAAAGTAACTAGGACGGAAGTACTGTTCTGCATAGACTCCAGGAACACCTGAATCTACATCGCCTATTGCCCACATAGTCCATTGATGCCACATTTTCTCAGATACGTCGTATACTATTGTAACATTTAAATCATGTAAAGTCAAGACATAAAAAGGATGTCCATTGAATCTAAAAGAATAAGCAATAACAGTTTGCATATTACTGTTGTTCAAAATACGGTCAATATAGACAGTAGAGAGCTTTACAGGAGCTGTGCCATCAATACCATAGACACCAGTACCTGTGGTTTTAGAAATGCCTACAAAGAGCACTGTATTCTCAAAGCTTACAATAGAGTTACCATTAGCACAGCCTACTTCAAACTTATAAGAAGGAGCAGCACTTAAAGGAGAGCCAGGATAGTTACCTACGTCATAGAAGAAGTCTGTAGACCACTGACCAAGCCCTAAAATGTAGTTTAAATGCTTAGCAATACCTACTAGATTATCTGGCTCAGATTCGGCTGAAACATAGTTTAAAGCATTCCAAATAGTAGGATTACCTAACTCACAGTTATACAGTCTACCAGCTACAGTACCTATAACAATGTAAGAATCTAAGAATACTGCCCCAGGCGTTAAAGGTCCTGAAGGAAAAGCATTTAACAATGCTGTAGCTGAGGCTCCTGAACCTGTAATGTCAACAAAAGTAACTATAATGTTGTCTGAAGATGTATATCCTGAACCGCCATTAGTAATGGTAACACTTTCAATAATACCTGATTGCCATGTAGCATCTGCAGTAGCACCTGTGCCTGCACCGCCTGAGAAAGTAATTAAAGGAGGAGCATTGTAGCCACTACCGTCTAAAGTCATGGTTACGGCATTAATACCACCGTTACTAATAGTAGCAATAGCTTTAGCAACTAAGCCTGAGAAGGCAATCGTAGCTGTACCGTCAGTAGCTGTACCGCTAGTAAAAGTAGGGGCTGTAGAGCCTGTAACACCGCCTACTGTGTAGGTATATAGATTGTTACCATAATAAACTTGTTGTTGAGCAGCTACAGTTAAACCTGCAGACCATACAGTACCAATAACCACTGTAGGAGTGCTTGTAAAGCCTGAGCCTGACGCAGTAACAGTAATTGCTGTTACACCACTACCTGTAGTTGTGACCGTTCCTGTGGCTGTTACACCGCCTCCTGAAGGGGCTGAGAAAGTTACTGTAGGGTTTGTGTAGCTTAGACCACCAGTAATGATGTCCACAGAAGCTACGTTATCGTTTTTAATCTGACTAAATACACCAGTAGAACCATCTACTAAATAACCATTAGTTTGGTTATGTACAAATAAATAAGTACTATCTAAGGTTTGAACAAAGTAACAAGTTTGGACAGCTCCTGTAAGCGTACCAACAACAGTTGAAACATAAGTGCTGGGGTCAATTTTATACAGAATATTGTTAACGACAGCATATAAGAATCCTTTAAATAGGTAAATACCTTGACCTTGTGCAGAAGGCAAAGTAGGCGTTACAGTTTGAATTGCTAAACCAGGACGCTTAATAAACTCACGCTTAACATCTCGTGATTCAAAGTAACCATTGACGCACTTGGAATCGGTCTGTAAATCACCATTCCGAGTCTCAATAGGTTGAGATAAAGGAATTCTTTGTAGTGGCATTAGTTTGGTTGTCCAAAGGTCACGTTAGACATGCGAAGGTCAGCTTGGAAGAATGTAGAAGTTGATTCAACATCCCAGTCTGTTAATTGGTCACGATATGCTTTAGCTCTTGCAGCAATCTCTTGACGATGTCCTGTAGGTACAGAGTATTCAATAGCAAGCTGGTCTGCTAAGTTCCATACTAGAGTATTCATCCATTCATTAGGGAAGTTAGGAATAGAAGAACCATAATTGATGTCTTCGATAGGCTGTTG